CGAGTGTCGCTAATAATCCGGGCAGTGTAAATAGCCCGGACGATGATGATTCAACAGAGTGATTTCACTCTTTGAATATAACTCAGAGAAGAGTCTAAAACGCAAACAGTGATAGAGAAATCACTTTAATCAAACGCTAAGAATAATCAGAGAAGATTACAAAACGCAAAGGAGAAAAAGCACGATGGCAAAGATTGATGTATCGAAGATTGAAGGTTACGCAGAAATGTCCGCAGAGGACAAGCTCAAGGCTCTTGAAGCTTATGACGTTCCCGACCCGGATTACAGCGGATATGTCAAGAAGGACGTATTCGATAAGACGGCGAAGGAGCTTGCTGATAAGAAGAAGGAGCTGAAAGACAAGCTGACCGCAGAGGAGCAGGCGGCAGATGAAGCGAAGGAAAAGCAGGAAGCCATGGAAAAGGAGCTGAACGATCTTCGCAGAGAGTCAACGATCTCTAAGACAAAGGCAAAGTACCTCTCTCTTGGATATGACGAGAAGCTCGCAGAGGAAACGGCGCAGGCGGTAGCCGATGGCGATACCGAAAAGGTCTTTGCAAACGAGAAAAAGCACCTCGCTGATTTCGAGAAACAGATTCGTGCGGACGCTCTTAAAAATAGCCCTCGCCCGGACGGTGGACAGGGCGGTAACACAATGACGCTTGAGAAGTTCAGAACGCTCTCTCCCGCAGAGAGATTACAGTTTTCTGAGGAACACGCAGATGAGTACAAGGCAATGTACGATTCACAGGACGCAGGAGGTAATAAGTAATGGCACATAAGATTTATGACAATTTTTATCTCTCCAATGAGATTGAGGATATGTATAAGTCTCGGCTTGATTTACAGCAGTTTTGTACCGTTGACAATTCCCTTGTCGGCACTCCCGGCATGATTCGGAAGGTCAACCGCTATACTGCTACGGACGGCACGGAGAAGCTTGAAATGGGTAAGGGAAATACGAAGTCTATCGAGGTTTCCTATGCGGAGAAGGAATACAAGATTCTGCTCGCTCAGAACAAGTTTGAATACTATGACGAGCAGGATATGACCGACCCGATGCTTGTACCGACAGGTATGCAGAAGATGGGTATTGACCTGTTTAACACCGTCAATGCAGACGTATTCGCAGAGTTCAACAAGGCTCCGACCGCTCAGACCGTTACCGCAACGGA